GTGTTAAAGGGTGTTCAAAAAAACTGCCACCTTTACGCAAATTGCATGATTTGCACAAAACCTGCAAATTTTCTTCCAAATCACTTCCACCAAGCCTTTTCGGCACGATGTGATCGATGTGCATCGGTCCTTCACTCTCACCACATGCCTGGCAACAGTATCCATCGCGTGCCAGGATTCTTTCGCGTATCCTTCGCCATCCTTTACGGTCTGATGATCTCCATGCCTTAGACATTAGAACCAATCCTTATCCTGATGATGCGCCCATGCGTTACACATTGAACCATAACGATGGCGTGTATATCGAATGGTTTCATCTATCTGTCTGAAAGGGTCAAGGGTTCTATACCATTGGGATTTCATTTGCCCTAAGCCGTAATGACTGCCATTGACTGCATCAGGATTCCATCTTGATTCCTTAGTGATGATCTTTACTAGGCATTGATATTGCTTGAAATCAATGATCCTAGAATGTGCATATAGTTTTAGATAGTCCGTTTTATTAGCTGCGCTTACGGGTTGGATCGGTATTTGCAAGACGCCTAGTAATAGGCACAAGGGTGGCACTAGCCGAAATCGCCTAAGCAAGCGATCCGGCTCACCGGCTTGCTTTAAGCGAGTCCAGCGTACCGACCTAGTCAAATACATTGCAAGAATGTGGATAAGTTGAACGGGGCTTCGGCGTGTTGTCCACAGGTTATCCACAGGCTTCATTTATCGCCACCCCAACTCTTACCCTTGAAATGGATTGGTGTTGACGTCCATATTCGTTCCATGGTAACCATGCAATACGGGCAACCAGGTGGCGTGAAATCCTCATCGAATCCAGCCTTGACCGGCTTTACCGTAGAACACACCGGACATTTGAATTCATAAGTCGGCATCATCGACCTGGAAACTGGCAATGCCCAATGTGCCGCATGATAGACATTCCACGCAATGAACGAATGGTGGCAGGTTATCCGTCACCTTCACGATTTTGTGATCGGTTGATTTCTTTTCAACCCTGCAATCAAGCCTGATAATTTCTAGCATAAATGCTCCGATCTAAATTCTCGATGGGATTTAAATCTGACGGGTTGATCCAATATGACCCATCACTGCGCCGCCTCGATGGCCGCCTTGCCATGTGGATGGGAATCCATCCAACGATGTAGTAATTCGGCGAATTGCCAGTGACCAAAACTGCAACGTCACCGTCACGATCACGATCACGTAAGATCAGGCAACCTTCCTTCCATGGTGTGTGTTTGACTTCCAAATTCCACCCAACGTCAGCCTGATTTTTGAATGTGTTGACCGTAGCCTTCCATTCATCAATTCCGAAATACTTTGCGACGGCGTTTTCGGCTCCGATAGCCTCGCTACTTCGGGCAATATCTTGAAAGAAATTGAGTTTTTGCACCGAATAATCGTTTAGCCCTTCGGACCCCAATGCTCGATCCAATGCAGCTCGTGCGCAGGCTAATTCCTGATCATGATTTAATTTCACCAGAATCATTTGCACTCCATACATTCCCAAATAAGGTGCAGCCCGTCAACCGTGACGTATCGACCAAATTCCAATGGTTTCCACATTTGGCATCGATCACACCAATCAATGGAAAGTGGTGTTGTTTCACGTATAACGCTGCCATCACGTTTAAAGGTGGTTTTTTCGCCTGTTGATAATTTAATCATTTCCATGTCACCCATGATCACACCTGCGGTTTCCACTGGCCGTCACTGGCTAGTACGTACCAAATCGGACCGCATTGGTTCGCTTTGTTTTTCTCGGTGCATGAGTAATTGGCCCAGGCTTTACCCGTTTTGGCTGACACGCCTTCACGCCAAATTCGGTGTCCATGGACGCATTGTGGGGCCTCTCCTACCAATTCCCCACCCAGTTGGGTTTTGATCTCCTGGATGGCACTGGAGGCCGTAGCGAACCCATCCTCGCCAAATGGCTTCGACCAAGGATCATCATCGATAAACGCCTTCGGCAGATTTTCGACCTGAATCATCGATTCTTTCGATGCCTTTTCCTCGGTTCCCAAAACCACTGATGCGGCACGACCTATTGCGCTGCTGACCGTATCCTCGACATACCAACGTTTCATTGAAATGTTATATGCGGCCACCATGCCATGTGCATAATCGATGGCGGCTGGTTTCTCATCCTCATAATGGCGAAAAATTCTGCATTCAATGAGAATGTAACCCTTTTCCGGATTCCAATCGATGATGGATGTTTCGATCCGGTTAGTTGGATAAGTAGCGTGCAGTCTGATGACTTTCTGATTTACGGTTTCGTAATGGTCCAGGAATGACATTATTTGGCCACCTTAGATTTGCCCATTGCCATGCCGATTGACCGGCCATGATGGTAACCGACGGATTTGCCGTCACGGTAGCCCATCGAATACAAAATGGTTCCGATTGATAGTTGCGCCAATACGGCGCAACCGATGATTTGTTCCATGCTCATTTTTTCTCCCGATGGCAGTTGGTTGGTCTGCCTGGAGATAATGTGACGCATTGGACCGACAAAATCAAGATTCACGCCTGATTTTCGGCGTGTCTAACCCTTCGGATGATCCTTCAAATGCTCGATGAGCAATGACCGGATTTCCCGTACATCACCGCGGATACCTTCGGCAAATCCATTTGATACAGGTCTGGAATTCTTTTCAGCCTTAGCTGCGAAAATGGCCGCAATCGATGAAATCGTTGCCGCCGCGATCAATCCAATCGCTGCGATTGCTTCGGTCATTTGTCATTGTTGCCGAATGCAGCGTCATTTGGGTTTAGATACCTAAGGATTACCGGTGCCACTGCGGCAATGCCTGCCATTGCGATGGCCTTAGGATCGGTGACGCCTGCCATGTAAACGGCCAGCCCAGCGGCTAGGAATGAACGCAACCATGAGGCTGCCATCGCTTTAAATTGATCCATTTGATTTCCCCAGTTTCTCCACTAGCGCAGCGACCTTCGCCGGCGTCAATGCGATTTCAAAATGCATTTCATCTTTTCGGTTTCGATAATCGCCTCCCCAAATTAAACCGTATTTTTTAGCCAATGCCCGGATCATGGGGACTTTCTCATTTGGGAATGTTCCCACCTTGCCCAATGGATGACGGGTGGCATTTAGATCAATGGCGGTTCCGCTTGAATGATTGCTCAGTTTGTCCGTGCTACCACGTACCATTCGGAAACAATAGCCCCAATCATCCAGGCCGCCTTCATCGATGGGTTCGATCAGATCATGGAATTCAGCTGCGAAACCAACCAATAGCGGTGCAACTGATTTGGCACAATGCAATTTGATTTTTGTGCCTGGTACCAAAAACGTTTCAATCCCCAAATCGGCCCGGTTTTTAGACGCGGGCCAACCATTTGATGAAACTAGATTCATGCGTTTAATTCATCCTCAGTCAAACCAAGGGCTTTCAACTTTTCCTGCCGTGAGGCAATAAGGTCCGCACGATCTTGATCAGCCTTATTTCTCAAATCCATTGCGTCTGCCAAATCTTTTTTGGCCTGAATTTCATCAGGTGTTTCATCGCGTTCGATTACTTCATCCGGATAGATATCAAATACTTTTCCCATTTTGTCTCCTTATGATTTCTGATAGCCGTACACGGTGACGACTCCGGTGATTGTGCCTGATGCGCCATAGAATGAAAATCCAGTAAATGACGTCGTGGCGTTAAACATTCCGGAAATTACTCCGCTTCGCCATCCGGTGTCCTCAGTGCTCCAGAATCCTCCAAATGATGTTTCTTGACTCAAATTAGGGGCAGCGACATCCCATGTGTGGAATGCAGTATTACGACAGGCAATATCGCCATTCAAGAATGATGATGCATTAGTTTGAAAACGTGGAAACACGGTTGACGTACCACTGACGGTTTCAATGATGGTTGAATTGTAATTTGAGGTCGTGTTATCTGCCCCTGATACTCTCAATCTAATTGACAATCCGGGAATGCTTCCGGCTGAATTTTTGATGATAATTTTGTAATTGTCATAAGTTGAGGAAAACACATCATTAACGTTTACAGTTCCAGCCGCTGAAAATGTTTGACGTGTAATTAATGTCAATCCACTGGTGCCGCCACCTGCACCCCATTCAGGTGCAGTTGCACCGGAATTGACTTTTAGTACCTGACCAGCCGTTCCGATGCCTAGTCGTGTCACTGCGCCTGATCCGGTTGCATAAATAACATCGCCGGCGGTTGTGACCGTTGATTTTGGAATGGCCGCCGTTGCGGTTGTTTGTGCCGTATCGGCAGCATCCTTTGCCGCCTTCACCGCCGTTGGCGTTGCCGCCAATACTGATGATGTGGTTGATGTTGAATCTGAAAGTTGCACCGCACCGGATTGCGTGGTTGATGCGGCTTGAATTCCAACGGTAATTGCTCCCGATGTGCCTCCACCGGTCAATGGTGATGTGGCGGTGATTCCCGTGATGTCACCCTGATCGTTATTGATCCAGGTGAAATCCATATCGGCATTTGTAGCCTTTGAAAGAATTTGCCCTGATGTGCCACCTAACAAATCGGCCATCGATGTTGCAACCGCTTGACCGAAAACTTCAAAATCGGCAGGCAGGTCCGTGACCAAATCTGTGTTTTGTGGCATTTGCCAGTTAAAGGGGGTGGTCGGATTGCTCATGTGTTCTCCTTATGCGACGACGAGGGCATTTTCCCACGTAAGTGTGTTTGAAATGGTGTTCCATTGTTCCGACACGCTGACTTCTTGCCACTTCAATGCCTGGATGGAATAGGCCAATGGCGATAACAATGCCGTAACGGACAGGGTGTTATACCCAGCCGAAAATTGCCAACCTTCAACAAAACCCAGATATTGACCGGCGGTCATGTTGGCCGGCAAATTGGCAATGCGCAATGGCATTCCCATAAATATGTTAATCATCGAATCCCGGTCTGCATCATCCATTTCGGGGTTGGTCAATTCAAATGTGATGGATTGCATCATTGCTTCGGGAAATGCTCGCAAAGTTAGATAGAACGCCGCCTGGGATTCGGCATCAGCCTGATCGTGCAATGTGGTCGTGATGACCTGAGCCAATCGGCCAAATACGGACACGGATGTTAAATCCTCATCGGATACCTCACTGCTCGAATTGGAACCGTATTTGATCGTTACATCATTTCGCACGTCACCTGATCGGGTTTGAATCTTGATTCCGCTTGCTAGGGCTTGATTTGCGGAAACGTCCACATATCCATTGGTTGCCAAATATTGGGTCCGGTGAGTTGAATCAGCGTAGGAAATTTGGCCTTGAGCATTTTCGTAGATATAACCCAACCCAGATGTGGCCAACGCCGAAACCAACGAATAAACGTCGATGATGTCGGGTGATCTAGCTGCCAAATCATAATTGCCCGGTGTATCAATTTCACCTAATCCGACATTTTGAGCATCTGCCCATGTTTCGGTTGCCGGGGTGTAATTGCCCCATGTCAATGACGATGGCACCTCCGACCAGTTATTTATAAGCAAATCCGTCAAAACTTCAAGAATCTGATTGCCGTCAAAATCACGATTTAGGCTGGTTGACCATAACGCTTTCGGCAACCGTGAAAGTGCGCCCAGGGCAACGATTGAGATCACCTGGCTAATTGCTACCGATCCACCCTGGGCCACTTCAATGGAAACGTCGGTGACTGATCCACCCCAAATCGGGACGTATGTTCCGGTTGAATCTTGAATTGAAATTCCAACCGAATCATTGATGTTGATTGAAACCTGAGATTGTGTGACATTGTAAATTGAAAGGTTGCAATAACCGGCCTGAGCCTGCTCATAAATGTTTGTTCGGCCACTGGTTGCCGTTAGATTTGCAAGAACGTAATTTTCATAACTGATGCCATTGATGGTCACGTGCCAGATTGGATTCCAAATGGTCATGATGTGACCAACGCATTGGCACCGTTTGTTCCACGATAAAACGAATTGTTCAAAACGTTGATGATGGTTCGGGCCGTACCTTCGGGATCGATGGCACCGGATACGTTTAGGTTGATGACCGTTCCTCCACCCATGGCATTGTTTGGAATGATCGATCCGTTTGATTTAGGCGTGAAAATCTCAGGGCCACGTTCTCCGACTAGGTATGACGTGCCACCCGATACCGGACCGCCGTTAGCCCTACCGCCGCCGAATACATTATCGATTGCCCCACCGATTGCCTGGGTGACTGGATTGTTTTTGATGAAATTGACAATGTTTTTGATTGCGTTGAATGCGCTATTGACCAATGAAACAAGGTTGGCAAATAGATCGATCACAATTCCGATGGCCGTTCCCAGCGTATTAAACGCAGCACCTAGAATCTTGCCAATTACCGGTGCATAAACGTCACGAACAAATGTGGCAATAGCCTTGAACAATGTGAACAATGGTGCCAGTTTTTCGCGGTTTTCCTCGATCTTGCCGGTGACCTTTTCAAATGCAGATCGCAATCCATCGATGATCGGTGTCAAATAACTTTGTAACGCTGGGATAACGTAATCCGTGATGAATGCCCAAATGGCCTGAAATGTTGGAATGACGAAATCCTTGATGTATCCCGTCAACGTTTGAAACACCGGTGTAAGTTTTGGCCCTAATTCCTCAGCCAATTTTTGAATGGTTGGAATTACGTTATT